CTGATACTTTCAGCGGGCCGTCAGGACGGTCCATGCCAGTGTGGATCAACCCCTGAACCGTGGCATCCAGCCGGTTGCGGTCATCGGGTTCATCCATCGTCAGTTCGGCGGTCGAAATATTGCTACCGTCGGTCATTGCTGTACCCCCGTGAGTTCCTTGAGTGTGGCGATAAGCGTGCGTCGCGCCAGCGGCACCTTGAACGCATTGCCCTCTTTCGGTGCGGCCTCCGCGACCAGAATATCGGCGGCTTTGCCGAACACCTCGCGCGCGGGTTCTTGCCCGATCAACGCGTCCTCGACCGCCGGATCGCGCCATGGCATTGATCCGATACCACCGCAGGCAATCGCGGCTTGGGTGATCTTGCCATCCGTCACCTTGATCCGCGCCGCGACCGATACCATCGCAAAGGCGTAGGACGCGCGGTCGCGTACCTTGCGGTAGGTTTGGCGACCCTCGGCGGGGGCGGGGAGGATCACGGCGGTGATCAACTCGCCCGGTTGCAAGACGGTTTCGACGGCGGGGTCGGTGGGGTCGGTGGGGATCAGATAGAAGTCGGACAGCGGCACAGTGCGGGTCAAACCATCGGTGGTCTCGATCTCGACCTCGGCCCCTAACATCTGCATGGCCACCGCCATATCGCTGGGGTGGCTGGCAATACATTTGTCGGTCACACCAAGGATCGCGTGCAGACGGTTGGCCCCCTCCATCGCACTACAGCCGGAGCCGGGGTCGCGTTTGTTACAGGGCTGATCAGTGTCGTAAAAATAGTAGCAGCGGGTGCGTTGCAGCAGGTTGCCACCCGTGGTCGCCTTGTTGCGCAACTGGCCGGACGCGCCCGCCAGCAGAGCGGAGGAGAGTGCGGCATAATCCGACCGTACGGTCATATCCGCCGCCAGATCAGAGTTGGTGACCAAGGCACCTATGCGCAGCCCGCCGTCGCGGGTTGGGGTGATCTGTTTGAGGTCCAAACGCGAGATATCGACCAGCCGGTCCGGGGTCATCACCTCTAGCTTCATAAGGTCCAGCAGATTGGTGCCCCCGGCGATGATCGTGGCATCTGGGGTGCCGGTGACATCGCTATTCGCACCGGCGCGGATGTAATCGAACTGTTTCATGACTGCCCCTTCGCCGTTTCGCGGATCGCATCGACAATGTTGGGGTAGGCGGCGCAGCGACAAATATTACCGGACATCCGCTCTGATATCTCGTCGTCGGTCAGCTCGGGCGAGGCTGTCAGACTGCCGGATACGTTAGAGGGCCAGCCGGCTTTGAACTCTTCGAGCATGGCGGTGGCTGAGCAGATCTGACCCGGTGTGCAATAGCCGCACTGGAAACCGTCGTGTTTGACAAAGTTCTGCTGCATGTCAGACAGGTTGCGTTCGTCGCCCAGACCCTCGATCGTGGTGATCTCGTCGCCGTCATGCATACAGGCGAGCGTCAGGCAGGAATTGATGCGGCGGCCGTTGACCATGACGGTGCAGGCACCGCATTGGCCGTGGTCGCAGCCCTTTTTGGTGCCGGTGAGGTTCAGGTGGTTGCGCAGCGCATCCAGCAGCGACGTGCGGGTGTCGGCGTCAAGACTATGGTCTTCGCCGTTAACGGTCAGTGTCGTCTTCATGAGGAGGGGGCCCTTTGTCTTGTGACATCTATGAAGAAGAACCCCCGCCAGCGGGTCAGGGTTCCGCTATGGGAAGGTTGCTTTCGTCGTTTGGACGTAGGGCGGCCTCTGCCACGTCGTCGCGGGCGCGGCCCAGTAGCCAATCGCGGACATGGGCGGCACCGCTTGGGGAGCCTTGCCGTGGGGACAAAAGGTAAAACCCGCTACCACCGCTCAATGCGCCTTCAATCGGTTGCACCAGCCGTTTCGCACGCAGATCACGCTGGACAAGAAACCGGTTGGCAAGGGCGATCCCCTGACCGGCAAGCGCCGCATCAAGGCTAAGCGTCGTCTGGTTGAACCGCAGACCTCGCGCCGTCGGGACATCGCGCCCAAAGGCCGTTTTGATGAACTGCGGCCAAAGATCGTGCGTGTCATGCAGCAGTGTCGCCACTGCGATACCTGCCGCGTCCATCGGCGTGTTCAGCGCTTCTGCCAAATGGGGGGCGCAGACGGCGACGATCTGCTGCTCGAACAACAGATCAGCGCGCAGGCTCGCCCCGAACGGCGGATTGCCCTGCCGCACGGCAAGGTCGATACCATCCGCGTGAAAGCTGGACACTCTTTCGGTCGCGGTGATGCGCAGATCAATGCCGGGGTGCGCTTGGGTAAAGGCAGCCAGTCGGGGGATCAGCCATTTCGACGCAAAGGTCGGGGTGACACTGATCGTGACGTGGGACGGCGCGGCGCGCAGCGCATCTGTTGCATCGGCCATCTGGTCGAAGGCGCGGGAAATCGCGATGTGATAGGCGCGCCCCTCTTCGGTAAAGGCCAACCCGCGCGGCTCTCTGAGAAAGAGACGCAGGTTCAGGTGGTCTTCTAGCCCGCGCACCTGTTGGGCCACGGCACCTTGAGTCACGCCCAATTCATCAGCTGCGGCGCGAAAGGTAAGATGGCGGCCCGCCGCTGCAAAGGCGCGCAGCCCGTTCAGAGGGGGGAGGTCGTTCGAGGTCGGCACAGTAGAAATCCTATCGTCATGCAGCAGTATGTCTGGCTGGTCGAAGCATTGCAAAGCGCTTACCTGCTGTGAAGCAGACGCGCTAGCGCTGTCTAACACATATAGGAGGCAAACGTCATGAGTGTAGAAAAAGTAGCGTTAATCACAGCGGGCGGCAGCGGCATGGGGGCAGGGGCTGCCAAAAAGCTTGCCGCCGATGGGTTCAAGGTCGCGATCCTGTCGTCCTCTGGCAAAGGCGAAGCACTGGCCAAAGAGCTTGGCGGCTTCGGTGTCACCGGCACCAACCAGTCGGTTGATGATCTGGCGCAATTGGTCGATGGCGCTATGGAGCGGTGGGGGCGCGTGGATGTGCTGGTGAACTCGGCCGGTCACGGACCCAAGGGCGACATCTTGGAGATGACGGATGACGATTGGCATCAGGGCATGGACGTGTACCTGATGAACGTGATCCGACCCACGCGACTGGTGACCCCGATCATGGCAGCACAGGGCGGCGGCGCGATCATCAACATCTCTACCTTCGCGGCGTTCGAGCCCGACCCGCTATTCCCCACATCAGGGATTTTCCGCGCGGGGCTTGCAGGGTTCGCCAAGCTTTACGCCGATCAATACGCAGACAAGAACATCCGCATGAACAATGTCTTGCCGGGGTTCATCGACAGCCTGCCCGAAACAGACGACCGCCGCGCGCGCATCCCCATGGGCCGGTATGGCACCGAGGCAGAGGTCTCCTCCCTCATCGGGTGGTTGGCGTCCGACCAAGGCGGCTATGTCACCGGTCAGAACTGGCGCATCGACGGAGGGCTGACCCGTGCCGTCTGATCTGATTGCCTTGCGCAGCAGCACCCGACTTGCGTTCTGGATCAAATGGGCCGCGTCGATCGTGCAGATCCTCGGATACGCCGCAACGGGATTCGGCTGGACGCCATGGAACCTCTATCTGTTCATCGTCGGCGTCATCGGTTGGTTCATCGTGGGCACCCTGTGGAATGACAGGGCGATCATGCTGATCCACCTTGTCGCACTGGGGTCGATGATGGTTGGCATGGCCAGCCAATAGCGCGTTTGGCATCGCCCCTGCTGGCCGCATCGCCACCTGAGTATGTGAAGCCGTTGGGGCCATGCTAGCTACACAGACTTAAGACCCCTCCCCAAGGGTTCTTTATGCTGCCGCTCGGCCACCTTGGGTGGCTGGGTACGGCAGAGACTTCGAGGGGGGCGGGTGCCCCTGATCTCTTTCGGATGGTTTACCGCGACCAATGCCTATCTGTAGAGCGAAGGAAATGCTGGCAGAAACAGGGCTTTTAATCCGGAAGACCAAAGATGTGCCCGGAAGATGCCGAATGACTTTGCTGCCTTAAAAATAAGGCGATTGGCGCAGGCTCATCTCAAAACATGTGATTGCCACGCTGCCAAATAAGCTTCGCACCTAAAGCGAAGATGCCGATGGCCAGAAAATGAAGTCCATAAAAATAAGAGATTCGGTGTCGCAAGGTGGGACGGCAGTGGTCGTGTCGCTTGGAAACGTCCCACCTTGTTCAAACCCCTGTTAAACATCGCTTCAACAGCGATCACTGTTCGGACAGCTCGAACAAAGGTGGGACGTTTTTGGTCAACACAAACGAATGCTGCCAGCGGTTAAGATGAGCGGATTTCCTATGTAGAACCATCAGGGCTACTTGTCGTATTACTCACAGTTGGTCTTCCTCGTCTCAGCCCCGCTGCACTTAGCGTCGCCATATTTCTGCTCCAAGCATCGTTGATCAAATCGGTCCACTGGATCACTTCGATTGAAGAGCCCTTAAAAGCGCCATCTAGAGCTCGGAAGCGCCCCTCGCCATTCGCCGTAGGGTTCCAAGTAATCAATTGGTCCTTCAGATCCCCCTCGATATCAGCGACGACATAGCAAAAGAACTGACAGTCATCGGAAAAGCGGACTTTGCGTTGATCATAAGAGAACACCTCCCCGCCCTTGAGGTGCCGCAAGTATTTCGTGATCTGACGTTCGATGTCGTCTTCCACCTTAGGGTATGAGCGTCGACCTGGCCGCTTAAATTCCACAACCATGACCTTCCGGAGCGGCTCTGACAAATCTATATCGCCGTCTTCCTCCCTAGGATCCAAAACACTTAGACCATGTGCCTGATCCCAGACCACAAGATCGGGCCTCAGTTCGCTCGGATTATCTTTCAATAGCTTCTGAAGTCTGACATCCGACGAAAAGGAGCGAGTGAAGGCCAGCCTTTCATCCACAATCCATAGATCATGTGGCGACGGCTCAATTTCGGTCGGTTCGCGTCCAGTGATTCGCATCGGGCAAATAAACGTATGAAGTGTTTCCTCGAGATGAAAATCCCGTTTCTCTTCGCCGCGATCACGAACCTTCAAAATTAGACGCTCCATGACCTCAAGCACAAGTTTGCGCTTAACTACATGGTGGGCAAGCGCTCGCTGCTCAGAAGCTTTCAAATCCTTTGCTACTTCGACGACCGTCTGACCAAAATTCTCCGGTACGTTCTTTTCTCCGTCCAGCTGGTCAATGATGGTGTCGATCTGGATCCTACGTGTCTCTTCTCCACGAATTTGGTGCTTAACTAGGCCCGCGGCGAATTCCTCAGGTGTTCTCGCTCCAAAAGGAACCCGCTTCAGTTGTTCTGCCTCTTCAGCAAAGTCGTAGATCGGATATGCCGCAACGAACTCTCGATAATCGTGCAGGCGTGCTTGTTCATAGACCTCAATTTGTTCTGGTAGCGCATTTGCCTTGATGCTGTCAGCGCAGAACCGGGAGACTTCCTTCAAAGTCTTCTCTTCTAAAACGAACGCGGTGCGACCTTCGTTCACATGATCATCTAGGAAGTCGCCTGATACACAACCGTGAAAAACAAGATCATCTTGGCCATCCTTGGATACACGAAGCAATCCGAGAAGCTTATCAATCTCACGGCTGGAAACCGTCCTTTTATTGGCCAACAGGTGCAGCTGATGCATCCCGTCCAGTCCCTTGCTTGCCATTTCTTTGCAGAAGAAGCCTTGGATCGAAAGAACGCCAAATTGTTCGTGTTCATTTGTTTGAAAGGCTATCGGATCACCCACAACTAAGTCTGAGACGGCTTGAGGATACTCTGTGAAATCGCCATCTAGGTTCACCAATATTCGAGGCCCTGACCCTCCGAGGAAATCGGCTATAAAATGAGCACTAAAGTAGTTCAGAAACGTGTCTTTTCTTTTCGGAAAATGCTTTGCGTAGTGTCCACTGCGAAGGCCAGAAAACCGAACATTTGTTCCAATGGATGACAGCTTTGCTTCAGGTGAAGCGTGCTCGATAATTTGGTCATCGTTGGAAAGAACAAAGTCAAATGAGCGCTGATCTAACATTGTCGCCCCCTTATAAGCACTCACAACGTTAATTTTGCTAAACGCATCCAGCCAGAACAACCTGCCAACGCCTTTCCCACCCTTGCTGCGTTTGAATTCTGTATCTAATTCTTTGAATGCTTTGTACCGATTGGCATCTAGCCCGATGCCGTCGTCGATAACGTCAATCTTAAGTTTTTCGCTATCGCTTAGGTTTCTAACCTCAACTCTAACGAGCCCCTTCTTCTGTGCGGCCACCGGGAGGGTTTCTTTCAAGTCGTCGATTGCAAACACAGCGTTGCTAATTGCTTCGAACAGGGGTTGCAAAGCCTGGCCAGCATTCGATGGCTTTGGAAGTTTTCGGACTCTGTTCTCGAAATTTTGTGTAACTCGTGCCATCGTTTAAAACCTTAGGTGACTCGGCTGGAGCTTTGCAGAATTATGGTGTGTTCGCCAGACATTGTGCTGCTACGATCCTGCATAATTCTAGCTGTGCAGCGCCAACTGATGTATGCATAACCCAGCATTATATGGGTTTTCAGAGATGTTAGACGACAATGTACAGCGGCAAAAACTGCACGCAAAATGGCAGCGATTTACAAATTACGTTGAAGAACAACGGCTTGCTGTTATGGAAAAACGCATTGAGCGCAGAAAACGCATTCTGGCCGATGATATGGCCGAGCGTCGTAGGATCATGATGCGGGCGATCCGCAGGATGCGTCGGGCTGAAGGCAAGACTTAGGCGGCTGCTGGTTTCTCGACCTTAACGGCCGTTCCCGATGCAACCAGCATGACCATGCTCCAACCACCGTCGCCGATCTGCACATAGTCCAGGTCGACGGCCACGACCGCATCTGCTCCAAGCAGGGACGCTTCTTGCTTCAGCTCATAGAGCACGGTCTCGCGCGCGTCCCTCATCGTCTGTTGAACGGCCTTTGAACGACCTCCAACGATATTTCGAATGCCTGCAAAAACGTCTTTGAAGACATTCATCCCATAAGCGCATTCTGCCGTCACAATGCCGAGGCGCTGAGAAATCCCGATGCTTGGGTGGGTTTCGGTCGTGACCATGATCGCTTCGATCGAGGCATCTCGGGCTTTGCGCAGAGCAGCCTCCGCCTCACTACCTTGCTTCGTCTTTTCAGCGGCTTTTTCCCGCGCAGCCTTTTCGTTGCCGCTCACACAAGAATAGCATTTGTCTTCGCTAACCTTGTTCCAGACAGTTAGTGATTTTCCGCACTGGATACAGTTTGCCATCGTGTTCAAATCCAATCATGTTTCATTGTGCGTCTTCGGGGAGTCTGACGGCTGGGAGTCTGACGACTGGGGGCTTGACGAGATGTATCATAGCTATGGCCGGACCAAGCCAAAGAACCGATTATCTGCACGCGGTTGGCGTCATCTCCGTGCCTCAGTTCAGTGCGGCATTCGGGGTTTTCTGATCTCAGCAAGAGCCCGTTGTCGATCATCTCAATCCTTTTGATTCTGGTATCGCCTTCGATATCAACGACGCCATAAATCTGCCCATCTCGGACGTCCGTCTGCCGTCTGTCTAGCAGCACTAGATCCCCATCAAATAGCATAGGCTCCATGCTGTTGCCGCGCACGCTGCAAACAACGCATTTTTCGGCAACCAGTCCCTTCTCTAACATCCAGTCGCGCCTGAAAGCCACAGGAGCAAGCTTCTTGGCGTTTTCCCCGCTTGCACCAGGTCCAGCTGAAAGACTGACATCGAAACGTTCAACAAATGCGAAATCTTGAAGCACCTCTACCCTCTCATGGTTGCTGGTAAATTGTGGTTCGCCTTCACTTCGCTTTCTACCTACGTAGAATTCCAAGCCTAAGGCGTTGCAGATGGCTTCAAGCTTGTGAGCCGATGGTGAAGAGCCGCGCTTTATTGCTTGGATAACCGAACTGTTGTCCTGCCCAAGCGCGAGCATGCCAAGCTGAGACTGCGAAAGGTTTAGTTCCTTTCGGCGTGCTTCAATAAGCTCGTATATCTCATGCGTTTCCAAAACAGTGCAGAATTACACTAAAACACTGCTCTCGCACAAGAGCGCGGTTGGAAACGCACTATTTCCAAATCAGTGCAAATTATGATTGACTTAACAGTGCAAATAATTACTTTAGCGATCATGATTAGCGAGCAACTCACAGAACTGGCGGAGACCATGGCCACCCACATCGGGAGGTCGGAAGCAACTTTGTCAAATAAAGCAGCCGGTAACGCCACTCTCTTTGAGAGGCTGCGTGGCGGTAAGGGCTGCACGATCCAGACCGCCCAAAGGGCGATGGTTTGGTTCAGCGAAAACTGGCCAGCAGACCTTGAATGGCCTGCTGACATTCCCCGCCCCCGTAAAAAGAAGGACGCCGCATGATGCGTGATCATCCGCCAATTTTGCTGGACCGGGTCGAAGTCGCCCGCGCAGCGCTTGGTCAGCTGACCGAGGCTCAGCGGCTCGCATTGGCCATCGAAATCACTATCGGCGCGTCAGACCCGGCGTCGACCTTCCATCTGGTTCGCCTTGAGCGGACCGCATGCACCGTGGCCCAAGATCTGACCCGAGTTCAGTTCTTCAACGAGGAGATGCGCAAATGCCTATGACCGAAGAGAAGCCAGTGAAGAGTGCCCGTCCACGGTACCAACTGCCCTCGACGATCGTCGAAGATGCCATCGCAGGCGTCGCGTTCGTCGTCATCTGTGTGGCGGGATACTTTCTTGCCTGGGGAGGTCTGACATGAGCTGGTCTCCCGTCCAATCCTTTGCGGCGCTCAAGGACGCGCTGACCCAGATGGTATCGCTGAACGATGCCATGGATGATGACACGCTCGGCCAAGAGGTGGGGCTGGTCAATAAGTGGGATGATCAGGCCAATCTCGCCATGGCGGCGTTTTCAGAGTTGGTTCAGCAAGAGGATGCGCTGCGCGATATCGAAGCGCTATTGGCTGCGACCTATGATGGGGTGCCTAGCTGATGCACGCCGCCACGATGTCCTCTGATCGACTGCGCCGGGTGAACAAGCTGCTGTCCGATCGCAAGCCGCACTCCACCCGTGAGATCATGCGCCGGGCCCATGTCTGCGCGATCAACAGCTGCGTGGCCGAGCTGCGCCAGCTTGGTGCCGAGATCGTCTGCGAACGCCAGCACATCAACGGCAAGTTCATCTTTTTCTACACGATGCTCACCCCGCCGGATGACGCCCCAGAGAACGACCAAACCCTAGATTTCACGGATGACGTATGACTGATACTCCGACGCCCCCTGTCTCAAGCCAAACCCATGATCTGCGCAGCGTTACTGTTGCGTTGATCGAAGTCGAAGGGCGGTTGCGCCCTGCGCGTGCCCATCGGATTGAGGCGCTGAAGCAGGATATTGACTGCAACGGTCTGACCCATCCCTTGCTCGTGGTGCGCAAGGGCCAGAAGTACCGGTTGATCGCTGGGCTGCAGCGTCTGGAAGCGGTTCGCGCACTGCGTTGGGCTGAGGTGCCGGTCACCGTCTTGCCGGAAGACACGCCCGCAGCGGATCTGCGCTTTGCCGAGATCATGGAGAACATCAACCGCGAAGAGCTGACGAAGCTGGAGCGGGCCGAACATCTGGCGGCGCTGAAAGCCACATGGGAAGACATGAACCCGGCAGCGCGTCACGGTGGTGACCGGCGCAGCGCGAACGTCCGTCTCGTAAAAGAGACTGAAAACGCAAACGAAAATCAAAGTCCAATTCTTGGACTTTGGTCTGAAGTTGGCGCAAAGGTTGGGCTGGGACGGGCGTCATTTTACAATGCCATTGAGATCTCCAACGGCCTATTCCCGAGCACCAAAGACCGTATCCGCGATACGTGGATTGCCGACCATCAGGCGGGATTGCAGGCTCTGGCCAAGGTCGCCGCGGAAGTGCAGGAGCGTGCCTGCGAGGCTCTGCTGTCCGATCCGCCCCAAGCCACCAGTGTCGCCGATGCCCTTTTGCTGGCCGAAGGCCGCGCACTGCCTCGCAATGACGATAAGCACTATCACCGTGTCACGGCCACCTGGTCACGCCTGTCCACCAAAAGCCGTCGTGCGTTCATCGATGAGCACAAGCGCGAGATCCTCGAGCATGCGCGCGCACAGGGGTGGAGCCTCTGATGCTTTGGGTTTCGGCACAGCAGATTGCGGATGCAGCGGCGGCGGGGCTTATGCCCGGTCTGCCGACGTCCAAGCGGCGCGTGAATGCGCTTGCCGCCCGCGAACGCTGGGCTGAAACCGGACTGGCGCGGGTGCGCGAAGGTCGCGAAGGCGGCGGCGGGCTCGAGTATCATGTTGATGCCCTGCCAGCACCCGCCCGCGCTGCCTGGCTGGCCAGCCATCTCACCTTGGGCGCTCGGGATCTTCGACCTGTCGTTGCGGATACCGCTGTAGATCAGTCAGCTGACGCCCGCGCGCTGATACTGACCCTCGTTCACAAGTTTCAGGCGGACAACGCCCTTCCTCAAACGGCTGCGGATGCGATGTTCGCAGAGATGTTTACGGGCGGTTCAATCGACCTTCCAGCGTGGATTAAAGCGGCTGTTCCAAGTGTGTCAGCGCGGTCCATTGCCAGATGGCGCAAGGCGGCGAACGAAGGTACCGCAACATCCCGCAGGGGCCGTCCAAAGGGATCCGGCGTTCTGGACGTGGCGCATGATGGGCAGGTTCGCGCGATGATGCTGGCCGCAATCGCCAAGCAGCCGTTCCTTTCCGCCAAGCATCTGCGGATCCTGGTGAAGGACAAATTCGGCAAGACGCTGGACGTCACCTGCGCCAAGACCGGTGAAATCAAGACAGCGCCGCTGCCCACCATCCGCATGTTCCAGACCGTCATCACGCGCTGGAAGACCGAGTATCGCAACGAGCTCATGCGCCTGACCAACCCGGATGGATACCGTTCCCATGTCCGCTTCGCCGCGACTGGAAGCCAGCGTGCGCAGCGCCTGAACGAGGTCTGGCAGGTGGATGCGTCGCCTGCAGATGTCATGCTCAAGGGCGGACGGCACTCGATCTACATGGCCGTCGATGTCTACTCCCGGCGCGCCATCGTGCTTGTGAGTAAGACGCCGCGCGCCTCTGCCGTTGGCCTGTTGGTCCGCAAGTGCATTATGGCTTGGGGTGTGCCCGAGAAAATCCACACCGACAATGGATCGGATTTCGTCGCAAAGCAGACGAAGCGCCTGTTTGCAGCCTTGGAAATCGAGGTGGAGCTCAGCATCGCTTATGAGCCTACTGACAAGGGGATCGTCGAGCGCACGATTGGAACCTACCAGCGCGATATCGCGGTCTGCCCTGGTTTCATTGGCCACTCGGTCGCTGATCGCAAGATCATCGAGCAGCGCAAGGCATTCGACAAGCGCCTCGGTGCCACGGATGAGGCGCTCTATGACGTTGATATGGATTTCGCCGAGTTTCAGGAGTGGAGCGACATCTGGGCCCAAGACATGTACGGGCGGGATCAGCATTCTGCACTCAAGAAGCGAACCCCCTTCGAGGTTGCAGCGGCCTATGCAGGCCCGATCCGCAAGATTGAGCATGAGGCCGCGCTGGATGTGCTGCTCGCGCCGATCGCGTCCAACGGCGGCATGCGGACGGTAACCAAGCAAGGCGTGCGGGTCGATGGTGCCTATTACCTGCCCATGTCCGCGATGCCAGGGGATGAAGTTCTCGTTCGGATGGATCCCGCAGATATGGGGCGGGTCATGCTCTTTGATCCGGAAACGGAGGCCTATCTCGGCGAGGCCTTGAATGCTGATCTTGCGGGTCTGAACCCTGCGGAAGTCATCGCCAAGGCCAAGGCAATGCAGCGGGCTTTTGAGGACGAAAAGCTTACGGATATTCGCCGCGCGAGTCGCAAGATCGGCAAGCGTGATGTCGCAGATGCGATGCGCCGTGATGCCGCCGAAAAGGCTGGCGTGATGGTCGCCTTCCCAAGGGCGCGCGAAGTCTACACCACACCGGCGTTGGAAGCTGCCAGAGACGCATCGGTTTTGGCACCTAAGGAAGCCTCCAAGAGCCGTGTTTCCGATGACCGTTTGGCAACGATGCGCGCCGAGCATGAGCGCACGGCCGAGGTGGTGATCAAGCCGGAGACGCCCAAGGAAAGGTTCCGGCGTTTCCTCGTCCTGGAGCAGCGCATCAAGGCTGGCGAGCGCGTCTTGCCCGAAGAGCAGAAAGCTCTCGCGGCCTATCAGCGTCAGCCTGAGTACATCGGGCACATGAAGATTTTTGAGGATTTCAGCTGGGCAATGTTCGGCTGATTTAGGTGCCCCCGGCAACGTTGCAGGCTGACCGGGGGCGATAACGAAGTGAGGATAGAATGACAGAAGAATTCAGGCATAACAACTCTGTTGCACCGCTGCGCAATGTCGTGGCTTTGGTGGAACTGATCGAGCGGGTCAATCAGCGTGGTCCGGGTCTTCCAGGGCTGGGCGTATTCTACGGATGGTCCGGATACGGCAAAACGACAGCGGCAGTATATGCGGCGAACAAGTTTCGGGCGTATCAGGTCGAAGTCAAATCGGTCTGGACCAAGAAGAAGCTCTGCACCGAGATCCTGCGCGACATGGGCGTACTGCCCGCCAAGACAATCTCGGACATGGTCGACCAGATCGCCCAGGAGCTCGCCCGCAACAGCCGGCCGCTGCTGATCGATGAAATCGATCACTTGGTCGATCGGAACATGATCGAGATCGTGCGCGACATTCACGAAAGCTCCGGTGCCACGATCATCTTGATCGGTGAAGAGAAGCTGCCGCGCAAGCTGATGGCTTGGGAACGGGTGCACGGTCGCATTCTTGACTGGGTCGCTGCTGAAGAAGGCCAGATCGATGATGTCGGCTATCTCGCGGCGATCTACTGCCCTGGTGTGTCGTTGGAAGAGGATCTGAAGCTTCAGGTGTTGGAGGAATCACATCGGTCAATCCGGCGCATTTCTATCAACCTCGAGCGGGTCAAGGAATTCGCCCAGACCCGGAACCTCAAGTCCGTCGGCCGGAAGGATTGGGACAATCGTCCCTTCTTCACTGGCGAAGCACCCACGCCGCGGAGGGCTCCAAAATGAGCAGGATTTCAGCAACCGAAGCGGCCACGTCCCTTGAGCCACAAGGCCGTCAGCCGCTCTGGGATGAGATGGTGAAGTTCAACGGTGAACTGTTCACGATCACCGACATCTTCGATCAGACATACATCAACCGCCACACGATCCGCAGCTATCTCAAGTCTCTGACGCTGGCGAACTATGTCGAGCGCATCGAGCCTGAAGAAGGCGCTATACGCGAGGACGCCGCGATCAAGTTCCGGATTATCGCGGATCCTGTTCCGTATCACGCTCCACGCCTGAACCGGGACGGAAAGCCGGTCTCGCAGGGCGGTGGCGTCGAAAACATGTGGCGGACGATGCGCATGATCGGACAGTTCACACCCCGTGATATCGCAGCACATGCCACGACCGACATCGTGAGCGTTACGGACAACACGGCGAAGGCCTATTGCACCAAGCTGCTGAAGGCGGGCTTCTTAAAGGTCGTCAGCAAGGCCCAACCCCCGGCGAAACAGGCAGTGTATCGCTTGATCCGGAATACGGGGCCACAGCCACCGATGATCCAGCGGACCCAGCAGGTGTTCGATCCCAACACGCGCAAAGCCTATCCGGTGGGAGGGCAATCGTGAACGGACCCGTCGATATCGCAAGAGACGCCTGGGGGGATGACCTGCCGGACTGGGTGCTCGCTTTGGCCCAGGCCTGCGCCCTTACCAGCCAGAACCGCGTAGCCGAGGATCTCGGGAGATCAGCTTCCTTGGTCAGCACGGTGCTGCGCAAGAAATATCCAGGCAACATGGAAGCCATCGAAGAGCGGGTGCGCGGCGTCTTCATGTCGGCCGTCATTTCATGCCCGGTCCTTGGCGATCTGCCGACGGATGTCTGCCAGATGTGGCGACAGCGGGCCAATCGCTTGCAAACCCATAACACACACCGGGTGCGGATGTTTCGCGCCTGCAGAAAGTGTCCCCGCTACATCGGAGAGGAGCAGTCATGACCAATCAATCGGCTGAAATCGTTTCGCTGGCATTGCAACGCGTACCGCCAAAGGTCATTGCGCAGCGCCTCTGCGTGCATCCCAACACTGTCTACCAGCGGATCAGGGAAGCGCGTCAAGCCGGGGAGGTTATTCCCACGTTCAAGGCAGCTTCACAGGGGGCTGCTGGCGGATCTGAACATGTGGAAAGGTCTCAGAAGATCGAGGCGTCACCATCAACCAGGCAGATCGTGGTGTCGGTACGGTTGTATTCGCTGCTGACGACCGAAGCAGACCGGCGCGGCCTCACCCCAACAGAAGCGGCACAGCGGCTGCTGGAGAAAGCTCTTCTGGGTACGGTGACGGCATGACGTATCAAGTCAAACGGTTTTCAGAAGTCGAGATGGTCCGGCTTGCGGCCAGCGGCGTTGCCAAGGTGGATCTTCTGGGCCCGCGCGGAACGACGCTCTGCACAATGGATGAAATCGAGGCGATGGCTGCCATGATCGTGGCAGCAGGCGTTTTGCCAGGGCATCCGTCCGATCCGGCACGCCAACCCTACTTTGTCGAAGTCGAAGGGAGCATCCGATGATCGACCCAACGCATTTCGCCGATGGGCGACAAGTGAAATTTCTGGCCGAGAACGGGGTCGTATTCGAGATCTGCACTGCTGATCCCAACCTCCCTTTTCCAGAGATTGTGGCTGCGACGATCGCAGACGCCCTCAACGCAAAATCCAAACAGGAGACATTCCATGACGAAGTTTGAACCGGCAGCACTTACCGATGGCCGCAAGGAGATCGACGGCAATGTCTTCATGCGTGATGGCAAAGGCGGTCTGCAGCCGATCGAGAATATCGCCGCGCGTGATTTGCTTCAGGATGAAACCACTCGCAAAATCATCGGCCACGCCATTCCGCTGTCTGACCAGGTGGCGCGGTTTAAGGAGCATACCTTTGATGACATCGGTGCTTTCGAGGCAATCCTTGCACAAGAATACGGCGCGTCCTTCGGCGGCAAGAAGGGAAACAAGACACTGATGACAGTGGATCAACTCTACAAGGTTGAGGTCCGGATTGCAGATCAGATCAACTTCGGGCCTGAGCTGCAGATTGCCAAGCTGCTGGTAGATGAGTGCCTCAATGAATGGTCTGCGGAGAGCCGTCCGGAGATCCGCTCGATCGTGACCCGTGCGTTCAACACGGACAAGGCCGGTCAGATCAATCGCGCCGAGATCTTCATGCTGCTGCGTTTGGAAATCACAGATGCCCGCTGGCAGGAAGCGATGCGCGCCATCAAGGATGCCATTCGCGTCGTAGGATCAAAAACCTATGTGCGCTGCTCCAAGCGTGACAGCCACGACGCGCCGTGGCAGGCAATCACGATCGACTTGGCCAAGGCTTGAGGCGATGTTTCACGAGCGATCATCACCTCCTCGAGACGTCCAGGTACAGGACATTCGCTCTCACGTGGCCAGTCATTTTGGAGTGACCGAGGAAGAGCTGCTCGCACGATCGCGTCAGAGCGAGTTCGTCAACCGCAGGGCGATCTGCTATCAGCTTTGCCGCGAAATGTCGGATGCGAGCCTCTCGCAGATCGGCAGGTACATGGCCAATCGCGATCACACGACAATCATTGCAGGTCTGAAGCGCAAGCTGCCGTTGGAAATGCAGGTCGCAAAAAACCATATCCGCTTTGCACTGGAGCAAGGATCACCACACTCACTTACGTTTGTGCGTGCTGCGCCGTTTCAGACCCGGCGAGCCAAGTCAGAGCCTGTGTTCCGGTCCAGAAGAGGCACCACAGAATGAGCCGGGCGCTGCAGAGAACCATCCATGTCGCTTGCCGGGAACTCGGTATCGAGAGCGATGACCGGCGCGCACTTCAGCTTGAGGTATGCGGCAAAACATCCATGTCGGACATGACCGCCGCCGATCTGAAAAAGGTTCTCGAGCGTCTCAAGAAGGACGGGTTCAAGGGGGCTTCAACCAGCCCGAAAAAGCGCCCTGCGGCGTCCCGGGCGGATCTGCGACTGATCCATGTGCTCTGGGGAAAGCTCGGAGCTGCAGGCGTTCTGGACAGGCCCGGCCGAGATGGTCTGAACGCCTTTATCCGGGCGCGTTTCGGGGAAACATGGGAAATGGTGCCTGCCGACGTTGATATGTTGCGGGATCATTCGCAGATCGATGCCGTGATCTCGGCTTTGAAGGACTGGGGCAAACGCGCCGATATCGAATTTGACTGGAGCGGACGGAAATGAGCCGCCGCTCTGACATCGTCACTGATCACGCGGTGGTCCGTTATCTTGAGCGGGTATACGGCGTGGACGTGAAGTCCCTGAAGCGCCGGATCGAGCTGGTGACGCGAGAAGGCCGCGACCAGGGCGCGAATGCGGTCAACAGCGGCGGCGTCCATTATGTTTTGAGCAAGAGTGGCAAAGTCACCACTCTTTATGGCTGCAATGACACCGTCTCAAGACGCGGTCAGCGGTGGAGGGCGCGCCACAAATGACAAAGGCCCCCAAGACCCCTGCAAACGTCCAGGTCTACGAAGACATTCTCGGCACGGATGGCGCAGTCGAGTTCCTCCTGACCTTTGGCGGCGCGGAGCTCTACATGCCCACCGATCCAAAGGGTGGATCGAAGGTTGCTCAGCTGGTCGGTATCGAAAAGGCCCGCGCATTGGCCGATGCATCGCACGCCATGAAGGCCCGCATTCCGACCGCGAAAAGGTGGATCGCTCAGGTCCTCAAATCAAAAGGCTTGCCCGTTGCAGAAATTGCACGCAAATTGCACATGACCGATGTGACTGTGCGAAAGTATCTTGCGGACGAGTTCACATCGGAAGAGACCTTTTCCAAACAAATGAAGCTGTTCTGACGCCGCCCCGCAAGCGCTTGCGGATGTTTTGAACAGGCATCAAACGTCATTTTAGACCCCACAAGGTAGCGCGCCGCCCGTGCTTCGCGATTGGGGTCCACAATGAAATTCAAAAATCACATTGCCCAGGGCATCCCGTTTGATCGCGCGCAGAACATTGGCGGCGTGATCACGCCAACCATCGTCGTTTTGCATGACACGGCTGGGCGCTTGGAGCATGGCAACTCTGCCAATTATCTGCGGACCGCCCCGCGTGGCGTGTCGGTTCACTTCATCCTCGAGCGTGATGGCTCAATCTCTCAGCAGGTGCCCACCAACCGCCGTGCCGGGCACGCCGGAACTTCGCATTACCACGGGCGAGATGGTGTCAACGATTTCTCTATCGGCATCGAGATCGTCAATCCTGGTCGAATGACGGACGCTGGCAACGGGAAAGCCTGTGCGTGGTACAAGCAGGAATTCGACATCGCTGAGTTCGGCATTCAGGCGGTGACCACGCCGGAGCACGGCAGCGGGCTCTGGATGGATTATACCGAAGCCCAGATCGAAGCCCTTGAAGCGCTTCTGAACGGTCTCTTCGACTACATCCCGACACTCGCTGACATCACCAGCCATTGGTACATTTCCCCAGGTCGCAAGGTCGACACCAATCCGCTGTTTCCCTTGGCGCAGATGCGTGCGCGGGTCTTGGGGCGAGACGATGTTCAATCGGCGGAGGCGGATGAGGCGTCCGCGCCAGCACACCAGGAAGATGAAATGGTTGCGATCAACGTGCCCGGGAGCACGCTGAACATGCGCCGCTGGCCATCGTTTAATCCCAATGTGATCTCGACCATCGCTGACGGCGTGGTCGTGCCCGTCATTCGCGAAGGAACCTTCGACGGTCGTGCCTGGCTGAAGGTGCGGCATGGCGGACTTGAGGGCTGGATCGTCAGATCCCACGCCGACCCGATCACCCAATCCAACTGAAACTCTGAGGAACTCGACATGTTTAAAGAAACGAAATCACCCTTCCTGTCTCTGGGCGTCCTTGGCGGCGGCGGGGCCATCATCACCGGTCTTGCCCAGATCGCAGGCTACGCGGTCACACCCGCCGACGCCGCTGATCTTAGCACGGCCGTGACAGGTCTGATCACATCCGCTGCGGGTCTGATCGCCGTGATTGGCCGGATCCGTGCGACCAAACGCGTCTCGCTGCTGGGCTAATTCTTTATGAGCCTGGAATGGTCCGCTGTTACGCTCGCAAGTCACGCTAGCCTTGTCCTTGCGACCGTGTTCGCCTTCCTGAACGCGATCACGGTGCGCAGGTTCTGGGTCGCGCAGCCTTCACTTGCAGTTTTTGAACGCCTGGAAAGCCCGATCTTTGCAATTGCGGCCGCTTTGATGGTTGAGCGCAGCTACTACGTTTGCGCCAGACTGTTCGTAAAGACGGACCTCAATCTCTGGGAGGCACATCCGGCACCTGAAGTCCTTGCGTTCATGCTGGCGGCAAGCATGTTCTGGCTGGCGATCTCAATCCGCACGATGGGCGAGATCGGGGGCCTGGGCGCACAACGTGCCTTGATCCTTCAATCAGCCACGATGGTGGCGTTGTTCACGATGCTCTCCTGGGGGCTCTGGTAATGGACTGGTTGTCGTGGCTCTCAGAGGGCCAAAAGCTCCTTGGCTTTGTCGTGCTGGTCGTCACCTCTCTGGCGGCCTTGGGGCGCTGGTTCTGGGGCCGTGTATCGACACGCGTCAATGATGGCATGTCAGGTCTGCAGGTGGGTCATCAGAGCATCGAAAAGCGTTTGGTCGCGGTCGAAGGCAGTCTGGGAAAGGTGAACGACGATCTTGGCCGGGTTCGTGTTCGCATGTCGACAATCGAGTCCCGGATCGATCTGCTTGCCACCGCAAGAGAGCAGCATGATCTCGCCATTTTGGTGGCGCGCATAGGTGCCAGTCAGGAAGCCCAGGGCAACATGGTGCGTATGCTCTATGAGGCCGCCCAGCGCGCAGGCAAAGGCGGAGACAAGTGATGTTCAAAGCCTGGCCAATCGAAACCGTCGAGACCGAATTCCGGCGCCTGAAGATGCTTCAATATCTGGCGGGGATACCCGGCTATGAGGCCGCGGCCTCGGTCATGCGTCTGCACTGCGGGCGCATCGGTGTGCCGACCAATGCCGATCAAGCAGTCGCGGCAATCGCGTGGCTTGACGAAATGGAGCTGGTCACGACCCGCGACTATCAAGGCGAGCCCATCGCACGCCTGACCAACAAGGGCCGTGAGGTCGCGACCGGCGCGACCAGTATGCCCGGCGTAATCCGTCCCGACCCATAACCTTCTTTGGAGCCTGACCCATGGCAGACAGCACCGAGACCGAACATCGTCGCCTCGCGATCCTCAAACATCTTGAGCGATCGTCGGAGTTCACATCCAATGCGTCAATCCTGATCGATGTCGTGCGCGGCGTCGGCATCGCATCTTCGGACGCGCAGATCCGGGGAGCATTGGCTTGGCTGGATGAACAGGAGCTGATCGAGATGACCGATCACGGCCACGTCGTCATTGCGACCGCAACGGTGCGCGGAGCGGAAGTTGCGCGCGGCCTTGTCCAGCATCCTGGCGTCAAGCGTCCAACGGCACGGCGCTGACATGCCGCCGCCCCGTAAGATCGACCTTATCCCGCAGGAGATCAGACTGCGCCTTCAGGACCTGCTGAAGGAGCGCGGCTTCTCTGACTATGTCGCGGTAACCGAAGATCTGAACTTCTGGCTGGAAGAGGCCGGTCTTGAAATGCGCGTGGGCAAATCGGCGGTCCATTCCTTTGGCCAGGAATACGAGCAGATGGCACGTGCGCAGGAAGAAGCATCCGCTTGGGCCGTGAGCTGGATGGAGGGCAATGGTCTCGAAGAAGAAGCCAAGCGCCACAATGTGTTGTTCCAGATGATCACCACGCTTGCATTCAAGGTCATGAAGTCGGCGATGCTGAAGGAAGGCGATGATATCGATCCGAAGGAGCTGCACTTCCTGGGCAAGATGCTCAAGGACGTGATGAGCAGCTCCGGCATTCGCGAAAAGCTGACGGCTGACGAGCGTCTGCGCATTGCAAAGGAAGAGCGCGCCAATGCGGCAGAGACCGCAGTCAAGGCTGCGCGGCAGGCGGGCATGTCCTCTGAGACGGCCGAGAAGATCAAAGCCGATATCCTGGGGGTTTCAAATGGGTGATCTGAAGGCGGCTGCGGCAAAAGCCAGGGGTCCACTGCGCGCGATCAACATGGTTGATTTTGATGCGTTCAAGAAACACCGGCATCCCGGAAGCTATCACGTCGTTCCCGGAGACGCGCGCGGAGAATGGTTCTTCTGGTATTGCTGCCCCTGTGGCTGCGGCGTGATCGCCCCCATTACGGTCGGCGCAAACTTCAAGCCACCACAAAGCCCCAGTTGGAACTGGAACGTCTCAACGACCGAACCGACGCTGACGCCTTCGGTCCATCACAAGGGGCACTGGCACGGCTGGTTGACCGATGGCTACTGGAGGTCGGTATGACGTTGCCACGCTTCAAGAGCGATGAAATCCGAGGTTTCAAGGTTCACGTTGATGACTTGCTTGGTCTTCTCAGCGTCTCTCACCCTGGCGCGATCAGCTGGGACGATCTGCAATACATCAAGAACATGGTCTGGGGCGAGCAGATCCGGGCAATTGAGATCTACCCGGCGCAAGCCGATGTCGTGAATTCGCGCAACATGCGCCACCTCTGGCGGCTCGGGAAACATGATTTCTGTCCGGACCTGTTGGGCAATGATGATGGTCAGGACGGAATTCAGGCGCGACACGCTGTTGCCTGGGCGGAGGCGCGCGGCTGATGGCTACTCCGGCTGAGATTGCCAACGACATGGCGGCACATGCTGACTACTGGCAGAAACGCGAGCGCAAGACCTTTGAGGCCTGTAACGATGCCGCGCTGGTCATCCGGATGTTTCTTGCTGGGCAGCACGTCGATGGGCGCACATATTACGGACTGCATCGACGGCTGCTTGATCTGACTTCCAGGCACTCTGCCGGCAGGGTTGCTGGAGCACCGAACTTCGATCGCGCGTTGCAGATTTTGTATCAGCTGCGCGCAGGGGCCACCAAATGACCGCGCCAATCTCCAAAGCTGAATGGGAGCGCCAGCGTCGCGAGGCGACTGATGTTATGCCTCAGCTGGTGGGCAGCGTTGGCTTGCCGAAGGTTCTTCTGCCATATCAGGCCAGGACCGTCGGCCTGCTCGACACGGTGTCAACGAAGGTGCTGTTCGTCGAGAAGTCGCGCCGGATCGGGCTGACATGGGCCTTGGCAGCCTATGCTGTGCTGAGGGCGGCACGGGCGAAGTCAGCACGCGGCATGGACGCGATGTATATCTCCTACTCCCAAGAGATGACCCGCGAATTCGTGGATGCCTGCGCTATGTGGGCCCGCGCGTTCAACATCGCTGCTTCCGCCATCGAGGACGGATTGTTCGAAGAAGGCGACGACGACGGCGACAAGTCCATCCAGACTTTCCGCATCCGATTTGTCTCAGGCTACCAGATCAAGGCTCTCAGCTCTGCTCCCCGCGGACTGCGCGGCAAAGAGGGTGTGATTATCATCGATGAGGCTGCTTTCGTCGATAGTCTGGGCGAACTGATCAAGGCCGCAATGGCTTTCCTGATCTGGGGTGGTCAGGTCATCGTCTGCTCGACGCATGATGGCGCGGACAATCCTTTCAATGAAAACGTCCAGGACATTCTTGGCGGCCGTCTGCCGTATGAGCACCTGCGCATCGATCTGGATGATGCGCTGACTGACGGTCTCTATGAGCGGATTTGCCTTGTGGGCGGCAACATCTGGTCGCCAGAGGGCGAAGCGCAATGGCGCCAGGATCTGATCGACTTCTATGGCGATGGTGCCGAAGAAGAACTGTTCTGCATTCCGTCCCTCAGCTCTGGTGCCTGGTTGCCTGCCCCCCTGATCGAGGCGCGCATGACAGCCACGGCTCCAGTTCTGCCCCTGGAGCTGCCCAGCGACTATCTGCACATGAGCGACCTGCAGCAAAAGGCGCTCATGGCCCCATTCCTCGAAGAACTCGAGGAAGTGCTGGGGCAGCTCGACATGGATCTGCGCTACGCGGCCGGGTTCGACTTTGCGCGCGTCGCGGATCTGAGCGTCATGCCTGTGTTAGCGATCGAGCAAAACCTGAAGCGGCGTGAGGTGTTCTCGATCGAGATGCGCAATGTCCCTGGAGACGAGCAAAAGCTGATCGTCGGCATGGTGTTGGAAAAGCTACGTGAACGGCTGCTGGGCGCTGCCTTCGACGCCACCGGCATGGGTTGGACCGTGGCTGAAGACATGGGGCGTAAGTTCGGCCTTCGTGAGGCAGAGGACGGCTCAGGTCTCATCTGGGCGATCAAGTTCACAGAGGACTGGTACCGGATCAACATGCCGCCGCTTAAAACGGCATTTGAAGACGACATGATCGCCATCGGTGCCGACGAGGACCATCTGAGCGATTTGCGCTCGGTCAAGCTCGTCCGTGGCATTCCTCGTGTCCCGGCCATCCGAACCAACGAAAAGGGCGAGGCAAAGGACAAGAAGGGCAAGAAGCGGCACGGCGACTATGCCATCGGTTTGGCCTTGGCGCATTTTGCGGCCCGCATGCGGTGGGTTGAATACGGCTACCGCGCCGCCAGTTCGGGTTTGCGTCACCAACGTGCTGAAGGCCGCATGCGCGATACGCCCAGCAACGATGACGGGTTGGGCCGCAGGAATGCTTTTGATGGCCCGCTTGGGGCAAGACTAAGGGGGAGTGTCTGATGGGCACACGTAGCAAACGACCAGTGAGAAATCGAAAATCATGGGATGGCCCATGCGTGGCAAGGTTTGATGACGGCTGGGTCGCATTCCGGATTGGAAGAACCCTCCCTTACGCTTCCCGCCAAGTAACGCTTGAACATAGATCCCGTCGGTGGAGGCGTTCTCACGATTTCACTGGGGTTCTCGGAAGAACACCTTTCGAAGCCCTCAGCCGGTACAGACAGCAGGAAGCGAGATAGCAATGGAAGCGATTTTCATCGGGATTATCATAATGCTTGGTGGCGGCATCATTATGGCGAACGCAGCTTTCTCTGATCGTTCGCAGAACGGCTTTCTAGTTTGCCTCGCCGGTCTCGGATTGCTGATCGGTGGCATCATCGAATTGATCTTTTAGGATCTGAGAAGGAGCCTTCAAATGGCAAACAAGTCTGTTTTACTCGACCGCTGGGGCCAGCCCGTCAAGCGCGCCGCCCTGGCCGAAGAGGTTGCCGCAGCCACACTGGGCGGCGTTCGCTCTCCGCTGTCCGGTCACCCGGGCGACGGGCTGAACCCTATTCGCCTGGCAAACATCCTGCGCGAAGCGGACCAAGGCGACCCGGTGCGTTATCTTGAGCTGGCAGAGGTGATAGAAGAGCGCGACCCCCATTATCTTGGTGTGCTTGGTACGCGCCGCCGGTCGGTCAGCCAGATCGAGATCACGGTCGAAGCAGCCTCGGACGAAGCCTTCGATGTCGAGTTGGCCAACATGGTGCGCGAATGGCTGGATCGTGACGAGCTGAGCGACGAGCTCTTCGACATTCTGGACAGCATCGGCAAAGGCTACTCGTTCACCGAAATCATATGGGACACATCGGAGGGCCAGTGGCAGCCTGCGCGCCTGGAATGGCGCGACCCGCGCTGGTTCCGTTTCGATCGCGTCAATCTGGCCACCCCGATGAAACTCGATGACCACGGCCAAGAGGTTCCTCTCGAGGCTTTCAAGTTCATCTATGCCAATGTGAAGGCCAAGTCCGGGCTTGCTTTGCGGTCTGGTCTTGCGCGGGTCGCCATGTGGGGCTGGATGTTCAAGGCCTTCACGCAGCGTGATTGGGCCATCTTCAGCCAGACCTATGGTCAGCCGCTGCGCCTGGGCAAATGGGGGGCCGGTGCCAGCGAAGCGGACAAGAACACGCTTTTTGATGCCGTCGCCAATATCGCAGGGGATTGCGCGGCAATCATCCCAGAGAGCATGTCGATCGACTTTGTGGAAACCAGCAATGTCGGAGCCTCGGCGGACCTTTACGAAAAACGTGCTGACTGGCTGGACAAGCAGATTTCAAAGGCGGTGCTGGGTCAAACGGCAACGACTGATGCAGTGACGGGTGGCCTGGGTTCAGGCAAAGAGCACCGTCAGGTCCAGGAGGACATCGAGCGCGCGGATGCCAATGCATTGGCAGCGATCCTCAACCGGGATCTGATCCGGCCATGGATCCAGCTCGAGCACGGACCTCAGAAGCGGTATCCGCGGCTGAAGATCGGGCGTCCGGAACCAGAAGACCTGAAACAGATTGCCGATGCGCTCGGCGTGCTCGTTCCGATCGGGTTGCAGGTCAGCGAAAGCGAGATCCGCGCCAAGTTCGGATTTGCGGACCCTAAGCCGGGCGACCGGATCCTGATGGCGTCCAAGCCTGATGTCACCCTACCAGCCGCAACGGTTGGGGCCGCTGGGACCGAAACCGCCCCTCAGAGCGAATTTGAATACCGTTTGAATACCCTTCCGCCCAAATCCGGCGTCCTTGCCCCTCAGGCGGAGCAATCGCTCTCAGAGGCGATTTCTGGCGCTGAACCGGTAGACGCGCTGACAGCCCGGCTTCAGGAGGCCGCGCAGCCCGCCATGGCAGAGATGATTGCACAGGTCGAAATCATGCTCGAGAGTGCGGGATCGATCGAGGAACTGCGCGAGATGTTCTTCGCGGCGTATCCCAATCTGGACGCCAGCGCTCTTGGTAATGCGATTGCTGATGCGATGGTGGCAGCGGATGCCGGTGGACGGGCGCTGGCGGAGACCACAAGTGGCTGACACGGTCCGTGCCACCTTTCGCCAACCGTTCATGGAGCAGGTCGCGGCCTTTCGGCTGAGGCTGGGTGATCTCGTTCCGACATCCAGATGGGATGATATCTCCAAGGCTCAGCACGATCGTGCTTTCATGGTGGCAGGCGCGTTGAAAGCCGATCTTCTGGCCGATCTTGGTGCTGCCGTCGACAAGGCGATCTCGCAGGGGACCGGACTGGAAGAGTTCCGCCGGGACTTTCGCCAGATTGTGGAACGTCGGGGATGGCATGGATGGACGGGTGAAGGTAGCGTCAAAGGAGAGGCCTGGAGAACGAAGATCATCTACAGAACGAACATATTGACGACGATGGCAGCTGCGCGTCACGCGCAGCATATTGACGGTAATTTCAAGTTCTGGGTCTACGAGCACAGTGGCGCACCCCATCCACGTCTCGATCACTTGTCCTGGAACGGGCTGATCTTGCCTTCAGATCATCCGTTCTGGGCAACACACTATCCCCCAAATGGCTGGGGATGCGGCTGCCGTGTTCGAGGGGCCCGCACTTTGGCAGGCGCGATCCGCGTGGGCGGCGATCCTTCGAAGACATTGCCCGACGATTGGGAGGTAATTGATCCTCGCACAGGAGCTCCGACAGGGATCGACAGCGGTTGGGATTACGCTCCGGGCGCGACCGTCAGCGACGTTGTACTTGCGATGAAGAACAAGGTGTCAGATCTGCCCAGACAGCCTTCGATCGACATGATCCAGGACTGGCTCTCCGGCAGTGGTTTTGAAAGCTGGGCCGCGGAACCGGTAAACGCCTGGCCGCTGGCCAGATTGACCACCAAAGACGCTGATCGGTTCAATCTGGTCAATCCTGTCGCGTGGTTGTCTGCAGAGACTATCGCGCGCCAGGGCCGTCGCTACCGCGACCTCACGCCACGCGACTATCAACTGGCACAGACCGTCATCGACAGGGCGAGCCAGAATGTGGCGATGCGTGGCAATACGCTGATCTTCCTGCAGCCCGACCCAAGCCAACCAGGATATGTTCTGGTTTTGACGGCAACTGTCCGAAATGGTGAGCTCTACCTGACCAGCTTCCGCCGCCTGACCGAAGCTCAAGTCATAGCAAACCAGCGTCTCGCGCCGTTGCTCAATCAGCGGGAGTGATGAGATGATCACGGTCGAGCTGGAAGACGCAGACGTCGAACGCATCCTCGCCAGACTTTCCGCGAGCCTCTCTGACATGTCCGAGGTCATGAATGAAATCGGTGAGCAGCTCGAGTTCGAAACAGTAAAGCGTTTCGAAGAAGGTGTCGCTCCGGACGGCACGCCATGGGCCCCAAAATCACCAACCACGATCGCGGCCTATGAACGACGCGGCCAGACCGTCGACGTGCGACCGCTGTTTGGTCCCAATTTCGATGGACAACCTCTGCGCTCAAGCTTCTTTCGCGACTATGGACCCGATTTTGTCGAATTGGGCACCAACAAGATCTACTCGGCCGTGATGCAGTTTGGCGCTGCCAAAGGTGCGTTCGGAACGAATGCGCGTGGTGGCTCCATCCCTTGGGGAAACATCCCTGCGCGTCCCTTCCTCGGGATCTCGGATCAAGACCGCCTCAACATCGCCGCGATCGTAGAGGAATGGCTTCAGGATATCGTAGTGGATTGACCCAAGCCGCCCCTCGCGCCTAGTCTGCGATTAATTCCCGACATTACCTGACCCTCCCCGCAAGCGCTTGCGGATGTTTTGAGTCGCCTACCTGCGGCAATTATCGCTGCATGAACGTAGCCCCTCAATTCACCGCGCTTATGAGTGCCCAAGCCCTGCCGGATGTCGCAGTTCTTGGCGGTGCGCCCGAATGGATCCACCTGCTTCCTGCGGGCCTGATCCAGACCGGCGACAAGCGCGGTCCCTATCTCGCTGCAAACTTTGAGCAGATCATTTCCGAGAGCTTCCTCCACGCCCCAAAGCTGCCGATCGACATCAATCACTCCATCCATCTGCGCGCGCCAAAAGGGGAAGAAGCCCCGGCGTTTGGCTGGATTGTGGCCATGCAGACCCGTGAAGATGGACTTTGGGGCAAGGCGGAGTGGACGACAGCGGGCGCGGAGCTGGTCACGTCACGGGCATACCGGGGCATCAGTCCCGTTATCCGGCACACGGCAGACAAAAAGGTCACCTCGATCGAATGCGTCAGCCTGGTCAACAAACCCAACCTGCGCGGGCTGACTGCGCTTCATCAACAACAGGACATTCCCCAAATGGATTGGACGAAATTTCTGGCCGATATGCTCGGCCTGCCGGAGACGGCAACCGACGAGGAAATCAAAAAGGCGCTGAAGGGCAAGATGTCCGGGGCCGATGACAAGCCTGCGCTGCAATCGCAGCTGTCAGAGATTGGTATCGCTCTTGGGCTCGGTGCTGATAGCGCCCCTGCTGACATTTTGGTCGCCGCTCAGAACCAAGGCTCAGACGAGACGATCGTCGCGCTGCAGGCCGAAATCACCACGTTGGCAACCTCGCTGAATGAGTTGCGCGACACCGGTGCCAAAACCGCCGCCACGGCCTTTGTCGATGGTGCAATCAAGGCAGGCCGCGTGGGCGTCAAGCCAATGCGTGATCGCTACATCTCCATGCACATGAAGGATGCTTCAGGGACCGAAGAGCTGATCGGCGCAATGCCCGTGCTCAGCGGATCTGGCACCTCGATCATCGCACCTGCCCGCAAGGACGGCGAGCTCTCGCTGAACTCCGAGCAGCTGAGCATCGCCAAGATGCTGGGGCAGGATCCCAAAGACTATGCCGCCACGCTCGCTGAAGAGCAGGCCCAACTGGAGGACAACTGATGACCGCACTGACTGCAGGGCGCAACACGCCCCAGATCGCCGGTGATATCCGCGATGGTCTTCTGGCCGCTTCGACTGCCGTTTTTGCCGGATCGCTTCTGATGCGCAACGCTGCTGGATTTGTCGTCAAAGGTGCGACCGCCACAGGCCTTGTGGGCATCGGTCGCGCAGAAGACGCGGGTGACAATTCCACGGGCAGCGCCGGAGACGCAGCGGTACTCTACCGCCCTGGCGTCTTCCGATTTGCGAACTCCGCTGGCGCTGACGAGATCACCGTCGCCGAAATCGGTGATGTGGTCTTCGCGGTTGATGATCAGACCGTCGCCAAAACCGATGCAACGGCATCGCGCTCTCCGGCCGGGTTCGTCGACAATGTCGACGCCCTGGGCGTCTGGGTGCGCTTTGACGAAGTCCTCACCAAAATCGCCACGGCGTAAGGAGACCATTCAATGCTCATCAACACCCCAAATCTTGAGGCCATCCGCGTCGGCTTCAGTACCGCTTATAAGCGGGGTCTCGGACAGGCCGAGACGCAGTACACGCGGATCGCCACTGTGGTCCCCTCGTCGACACGCGAAAGCCGCTACGGCTGGCTCGGCAAGATGCCCAACATGCGCGAATGGCTTGGGCCCCGTTTGATCCAAGGTCTTGCTGAGCATGACTACGCGATCAAGAACAAGGATTTCGAACTGACCATCGGCGTCGATCGCAACGACATCAAGGATGACAACCTCGGGATTTATGAGCCCATGTTCGTCGAGATGGGCGAAAGCACAGCCGCTCACCCTGATCTGCTCACATTCGGAGCACTTGCAGGTGGCTTTGCAACCGAATGCTATGACGGCCAGTATTTCTTCGACACAGACCACCCCGTGATCAACGAAGACGGCTCGATGGGCACCGTCGCAAATACTGATGGCGGTTCCGGTGCGCCGTGGTTTTTGCTCTCGACCAACCGCTCGCTGAAGCCGATGATCTTCCAGGATCGCGAAAAACCGATGTTCGTGGCCAAGGATAATCCCAAAGACCACAACGTCTTCATGAACAAGGAATTCGTGTACGGCACCGATGCCCGCTACAACGTGGGTTATGGTTTTTGGCAGATGGCATGGGGGTCGAAGCAGACCCTGAACGCCACACGCTACGCCGCCGCCCGTGCCGCTTTGCAGGGCATGAAGGGCGATCACGGTCGCCCTCTGGGCATCAAGCCAAACCTGCTGGTTGTACCGCCTTCGATGGAGCAGGCAGCGCTCGAGCTGCTGAATGCCGAACGCGACGCTGCCGGTGCCACCAACGTCTGGAAAGGCACTGCGGAGCTGCTCATCGTTCCGTGGCTGGCATAAGGGGGTGATCGAATGACACGTTCGAAGAAAGCAACCGCCAGCAAGGCCAGCGAGACCAAAGAAGCCGAAGCCGCAAAGCCAGCGGCTCCCGTGGTCGAAAACGCCACTGAAGCCTCGCAACCCACGCCTGAAAATGGAGCGGGTGAGACCAAGGCGACTGAAGCCGCCAAGCCACTGTCGCTTGCAGCGGATCAGGCCTCTGAAGTCGCGCAGTCCGTTTCCGAAAGCGTCGCGGGTGAGAGTAAGGCCGCCAAGGCCCCACACGAGTCTGCCACTGACCTTGAAGACCTCTCTGCAGCTCTGACGTCCGACGCAAAGCCTTCGCCTCCGACCGAAACACGTGCCGAGACGGTAGGCAGTTTGGCGGCAGCGTTGCAGCCACAGGATGAGGAAGATCTGATCGTGGTCGTCATCGGCCCCAAAGGTGGTTTCTGGCGGGCGGGTCGGCACTTCACGCCCGAACCGACACGCATCCTGGCGTCCGAGCTCAGCGTTGAAGAGGCTGCGATGCTGCGCGACGAGCCAAAGCTCGCGATCAGTCTGATGAAAGCTGACGCCGTCGAATAAGGCGGCAACCGCTCAATCTTTGACCGGCGGCGGGTTTGTCGCCGCCGGTCTTCTCACATTAATTCGGATGGCTCCCCCGTGCCCTATACATCCCTTGCAAAACTGACTGCGAAGTTTGGCGAACATATGCTGATATCCCTGACAGACCGGGGCGATGTTGCGACTGACACTATCGATGCGGATGTAATCGACCAGGCACTGGCCGACGCAGACGCAATGATCGATGGCTACGTCGGTGTCCGCTACGCGTTGCCTATGGAGACCACACCGCCACTGATCGGAAGCCTTGCGCTCGCGATCACGATCTACAACCTCCATGTCGCCAGCCCCGACCCCAAGATTGAAGAAGACTACAAGGCCGCTTTGCGCACCTTGCGGGATATTTCAGGTGGCGGTGTTCGCTTACCCATCGCGGGAGCCGATGCCCCCGGTACCGGAAGCTCGGGGGCACGGCTCACCGATCGGGAGCGTCCCCTCACGCAAGCCAGCATGAAGGGCTTCATCTGATGATCGAGAGCATCATCGCACGTCTTTCGTCGGAGGTTTCAATCCTTGAGCATCGCGTCGAAGGCGCTGGCAATTTTGCTGACCTCATGCAGCGCAATGCTCTGCCCCAGCACACCCCCGCAGCGCATGTGCTGCCCCTGGGCTTGATCGGGCGTCAGGCAGACGCTGGTGCCGGTGCCTTCACCCAAGGGATTGAAGAGGCCGTCGCGGTGATCCTGACCATCCGCAACCACACGCCCGCGGGTCAGAAGGCCCTGGCAGAACTGCGCGATGTAATATTCGCGATCGTCAACGCCATCGCCGGGTGGGCTCCGTCCGATGAGATAGGCGTGTTTCGCCTGACCCGTGGCTCCATCCTGAACGCCTCCAAGGGCACCGTCGTCTATCAGATCGACTTTGCCATCACAGACCAGCTGAGGATCCTCTGATGAAAAATCCAACCCTTCCGTCCCGTGGCGGCAGCTACACCCGCAGCAAGAATGGCAAGCTCACCCGCGAGGAGGGTCCGGTGGCTCAAGAGCCTCTCGAAGAGGCCGCAGCGCCTGCTGAAGAAACATCGGAAAAGGAGACTTAAATGGCCCTTAAATGGAAATCCAAAATCCTTCTGGCGAAGCTGGAAACCACCTACAACATCGACGCGGAGCCGACAGCAGCTGCCGACGGCATCCTTGCCACTGACATCACGCTGACGCCAATGGAAGGCAGCGACGTAAGCCGCAATCTCGAAATCCCGACATTGGGTGCTCAAGGATCGGTGCCGATCGATGTTCACGCGAAGCTGACCTTCAACGTGGAGCTCGCAGGATCCGGTGTCGCCGGTACCGCGCCCGCTTGGGGACCGCTAATGCGTGGCTGCGCCGTGGCTGAGACAATCACGGCCGACACGTCTGTCACCTACAACCCTGTTAGTGATGATCACGAAAGCCTGTCGATCTACTTCCTGATCGAGGGCACGCAGTTCGTGATGACTGGCGCGCGCGGCAATTGCACGATCGACTTCACGACGTCGGCCATTCCCTATCTCAAGTTCGAGTATTGGGGGCTGTTCAATCAACCGACCGAAGAGACGCGGGTGAACCCAACTCTGACTGCGTTCAAAAAGCCTTTGGCGGTAACAAAGGCCAACACGCCAACCTTCAACCTCGCCGGTGTGTCGCTCGTGATGCGGTCTTTGATGCTCAATCTCGGAAATGCGGTTGAGCCACGGTTCTTGGTCGGGTCGGAAGGTATTCTGATCACCGACAAGGAAGAAAGCGTCGAGACCAAGGTAGAGGCGGTGCCGCTCGGTACACTCAACCCGTTCACGATGGCGGCCAATCAGACAGACGTTGCAATCAACCTTGTGCACGGACTGACCCCTGGGAACATCGCAACCCTCGCGATCACGAAAGCGCAGATGCAGCGCCCTCAGGGCCTCGAGAATGCCCAGAACATCGTGGAGTGGCCACTCCGCCTGGTGCCGATCCCAACGGTTGGCAACGACCAGTGGTCCCTCACCCTCACGTAATTCGAAAGGAACGCCGCAATGTTCAAGATCAATCAATCCCCGACATTCACACGCGATGTGTCGATCCAGATCCCCGATGGTGAAGGCTTTACCGAAGCGGAGCTGAAAACCACCTTCCGCGCCATGCCGATTTCCGAAGCGGATGGGTTCGACCTCAGCACAGGCACCGGCACGCTCGATTTCCTGAAAGCCGTGGTCGTGAGTTTCGACAATCTGGTCGATGAAGAAGACAACCATGTCCCGTCGACACCCGAACAGATCAGCCAGGAACTGGATAAGGCCTATGTCCGGCTCGGTCTGGTCAGCGGATATTTCAAGGGGCTGCACAAGGGCACGTTGGGAAACTGAAGGCCGCGGGAGCTGCATGGGCAAAAGGATCGCCCAATGAGCCCCCGCGGCAAGACGATGCGAATTCGGATGCCGCACTGCTCGGGATCGATCTCGGTCAGTACGAAGACGACACCGGCACGGAAGAGCTCGAGTTGTGGCCTTGGCATCTGGGCGCACTCGAAGCGTTTTTCACCATCTGCTCGCAATGGCGGGTGGTTGCCGTCGGTGCCCGTATCATGCCCGTCGGTCTCGACTACACGGCAGCCCAGTCCGGGCTGCAGCTGGCAGGCCTCACCGTCGACGCGGACATGTGGGGCGACATCAGAACCATCGAGCAAGGTGCTTTGGCTGAAATTCGGAGAATGATGTGAGCGGTTTCAAGACCAGTCTTTATGTCGGAGGGGATGCGACCGGGGCGAAGAAAGCCCTGGCCGAGACCACGTCCGCATTGGGCGGGACCAAGAAGGCCACAGACAGTCTCAGTAAGAGCACTTCCGCGCTGGATCAATCAACCAGATCCGCCGCGAACGAAAACAGCAACTTCGCGACGGGCGAGAAAGCGGTTCAGCAGGCAGTCACAAGGTCCAACACCGCCGTCCAGCAACGTATCGAGCGCCTGACCGGCTACGGTGCGGCGACCAACAGTGCCCGCCAAAGTGCGGCAGCATTTGGCGGTACGATCGATCAGAACAAAGCCAGCTTCGATGCGATGCGCATGTCGATCGACCCGGTCTATCGCGCTTCCCGGCAATACGAAGCCGTCGTCGATGAAACCCGCCGCTCGGTCGCGGCCGGTGCTGCCACCCAAGCTGAGGCGAACCGGGTTCTTGCTCTGGCTGAAGCGCAGTATCTGGCAACCGGTCAAAGCGCTCAGGTCATGGGGCGGTCAAATGGTGCTGCGGCCGGGCAGATGGGTAACCTGGTCGCGCAGTTCAACGACATCGGCGTGATGATGGCCGCAGGGCAGAACCCGCTGACCCTCGCACTTCAGCAAGGTACGCAGATCAGCCAGGTCATCGGGCCCATGGGCGCGGCGGGTGCTGTGAAGGCGCTCGGCGGTGCATTCTTGGGCATGCTGAACCCGGTCAGCTTGATCACGATCGGGTCGATCGCTGCGGGTGCGGCCATGGTCGGATGGTTGTCTGGCGCAGGTAGTGAAGCTGAAAAACTGGAAGATCGCGTCGACAACCTGGCCAACTCGGTCGACCGCTACGCTAGTTCTGCAGAAATAGCGCGGAATTCGACGGGTGAGATGGCAGAAGGATTTGGGAGCGCTTCAGCGGCTGCTCAATCCTACTTTGAGAATCAACAAAAGATCGACCGGGTGAACGCCCTTGATAATCTTCGCGGCAGCGTGGTCGCCTTAGCTGGCGAAATGCAAATTCTGACTGAGAGGCAGAAAGCCAACCTCAACAGCGATCTCTTTGGTAATCAATTCCCTGAAATCGAGCGCCTTCGCTCGGAGTACCAGCTAACAAAGGAGGAAGCATTTGCGCTTGATGACGCCGTCTCCAAACTCGGAAACGCGAGCGGTCCTCAGGATGCGATCAACGCGGCAACTGCGCTAAGCAGCTTGCTATTCGAGCTATATGGCAATGCAGACGACATCCCCGCACAGTTCTTGGCGATTGCCGACCAGGTAAGAGCCTTGGTGGAAGAAAGCGGCAAACTCGTCGCCGTTGAGGACCAACTGCAATCAGGTCGGCGCGCGATTGAACCAGCGTTTGAACGCCAGATCGCTTGGAACGAAAAAATCCTTCAGCAGAAGAGAGACGAGCTGGAGCTTCAAGGCAGAATTTATGGCGCGTATGCCAACTCCCGGCAAGCTTCTGATACTGCCGCCTCACAAGGTCTGGTTCTCCTTGATCAGCTGACACAGCAAGCTGAAATGCAAGCTCTGGTGGCCCGCCATGGACAGAACAGCCGTCAAGTGGCCGAGGCACGGATCGCCGCAGAGCGAGAGGTGTTCGAACGGACACGACTGACTGCGGATATGTCTCAGTCCTTGAGAGATGCGCTCATGGCTGCTTGGGACGCGGCCAATGCTCTCTCATCGGTAGATATCGCCGCAGGCATTTCCCCGGCGGTGGCGCAGGCTGCAGCCCTTGCCCAAAACCTCGGCATTGCGTTGAACGAGGCGCTGTCGCTGCAAAACATGCAGGCCGGTGCTGTCTACAGTGGGCGCGGCGACGGGATGGCTGAGGTACGCGCGCGCCGAGGTGAGGCCAGCAAGACTGACGGCCGCTTCGTTTACACCGGCCCCCGCCTGGACGCGAACAACAACCCCATTGTCAATAAGACGCGGTCCGGAGGCGGTGGCGGCAGTGCGACCAATGCTCTCAAGAAAGAGCGGGAAGCCGTCACGGACCTGATCAGCGGTCTGGAAGACGAGCTGGCGATTCTGCGCGAGACCGACCCGGTTCAGCAAGAGATGCTGCGCCACCGCGAGAAACTTGCCGGGGCAACAGAAGCCGAGCGTGCCAAGATCAGCGAACTGATCGCGACCCGTAACCGCGAGAAGATCGCCGTCGAGGAGCAGAAGGCAGCGTGGGACAGCTACCGTGACGTCGCCTATGGCACCTTTGAGGATCTGCGTCGCAGCGGTGGCGATCTTGGCGGCGTACTGGACACGCTATCGGGCAAGATCCAGGACATGGCGTTTCAGGCGCTCCTGTTGGGGGAAGGCCCTTTGGCTCAACTCTTTGGGACCTCAGGCGGCGGTGGCCTGATTGATCTGGCCTTGGGAGCCATTTTTCCCGGCATCAAGCCAGCAGGTCAAAAGCTTGCCGTCGGCGGTATGGTCTATGGTCGCGGCGGCGGAAAGTCGGATCAGGTGCCTCTCTGGGGATCTCCCGGGGAATACATGGTCAATGCCAAGGCCACGGCAAAAAACCGGACGCTGTTGGAAATGATCAATGCTGGAGCTGACATTCCCGGCTTTGCCAACGGTGGGCAGATTGGCGGAACATCCGGTGGGTTTGCTGGCATCGACATGCGCCCGCAGATTACCATCGAGAACCATTCAAGCGCCTCGATCACACAAACCCGTCAGGAGAGCGTTGACAGTCAAGGGCGACGCAGCACCAAGCTTGTCCTGGCAGACGCAGTCGGCGACGCAATGACCCAGTCCGGCGGCGGTGCCAAGCGGGTGCTGAGCAACCGGTACGGTCTCCGGCAAAAAGGGGCGCTGAGATGAGCGTTCCGACATGGCCAATGGATCTGCCCAGACCCCAGCGAGAAGACCTTCAGGTCCAGATCAACGATCCCCGTCTGCGCAAGCCGACCGAGACAGGCCCCCCAGGCTATCGTCGGCGCTGGTCCAGTGTCGCGCGCACGGTCACGTTGTCGATCGACGTGCCGCGCAGCCTCAAAGCCGTCTTCGACGGGTTCTATGAGTACGAGACGAAGTTCGGCAGCTTGCCCTTCTGGATGCCCGATCCTATGACCGATGGCTGGCCACTGCTTGACGCGTCTGGCAGCCCCTTGCTGACCAACGACGGCTTTCCAATCCTGCTCTCTGCCCAGTGGCTCTGCCTGTTCGGAGAAGAGACGCCGGTACAAAGCATCCGGGGCATTCGGTTCGTCATCGCGTTTTCTGTGACGGTGATGCCATGAGACGGGTCTCCCTCAACGCGCGCACAGCCTTTGACGCGCCCACCACGGCCGAGATCGAGATCGCGCTGATCATGATCGAGCATCCGGAGCTTGACGCACCTGTCCGCCTTTCGACGGATCCGACCGAGCGGCTTTGGGTTGATCCTTTAATGTATGGAACGCGGTCCACCTGGATGGACAGTGACCCAGTCAATGAGCCCTTTCTGTTCATTCTCGCGTCGACGGATATTCCAAGCGATCTGGAAGATGCCCCGGCGGCCGCCAACATTGTGGTTGAGAATGTGGACAGCGACATCGCCGCGCTGCTTCGGTCTTTTACCGACCGTCCGACCGTCCATATGGCCGTTGTCCTGGCAGGGTCTCCGGATCTCGTTGAGGTCGAGTTTCGCGGGATGGTGATGGTCTCGGCTGATGGCAACGCGGGGTCGGTCAGCCTTCAGGTGAGCCGTGCGCCGGTCGAGGAAGAAAGCGTTCCCATGGATCGCTTCACCAAAGACCGCTTTCCGGGACTGTTTCGATGAGCTGGTCAAACACGTATGTCGGGATCCCTTACCAAGACCTCGGCCGGTCTGTCACCGGATGCGATTGCTGGGGACTGGCCAAGGTAGTTTATCAGGCCGAACTTGGTCTGACTCTGCCCGACTATCGGGATGGATATGTCAGCGCCGAGGAGCAAGCCGAGGTCGCTTCGCTGATCGGCAAAGAGACTGCCACATCGATCTGGTCGCTTGTTGAAGAGCCGATGGCGTTCGATCTCCTGCTGTTTCGGCATGGCCGTCTTGAAAGCCACGTCGGGATTTACGTGCGGCCCGGCGTGATGCTGCATATGGCCACCGAAGACCAGGCCAAGCACGAGGACTACCTCTCGCCCCGCTGGCACCGTCGCCTTGCAGGAATATTCCGGTTTACAGCCGGTTTGAAGGAGGCTTCATGAGCGCTTCAGACGTCTCGGTGATGGCAGCACCGCTCTTCGATCCCGGTATGGCGCGGGTATCGCTTGACGTGCCACCTGGGCTGACGATCGACGAAATTGTCACGCAGGCTTTGCCGCATGCCCGTCCGGCATCCGGACTGTTGCGCGTGATTCTGGTCAACGACCGTGGCGCGTCCGTTGCTGAGGAGAAATACTGGTCGCAGATGAGACCGACTGCGGGCACGCATGTGGTGATCAGAACAATCCCTGGTAAGAACGCTTTGCGGTCCGTGCTCCTGGCAGTCGTATCCGTCGCTGCGCTGGCCTTTGCCCCCGCTGTTGCTGGCTTCCTTGGCGTCACCAGCAAAATCGGAATTGCACTTGTCGGTGCCGGTCTGAGCATCGTGGGGCAACTGCTGGTCAACGCACTCATTCCGGTCCAGACGCCGGATGCGCTCGAGAAGAAGAACGTCTATCGGATTGAAGGATGGCGCAACGAGCTGCGCCCAGGTTCCCCCATTCCCTTCGCAGTGGGCAAGCATCGCTATGCACCGCCCTTCGCCGCCCAGACCTACACCGAAGTGGTTGGGGATGATCAGTACGTCCGTGCACTGTTCTGCTTTGGATATGGTCCGTTACGGATCTCCGATCTGCGGATCGGCGACACGTCGATCGAAGATTTTGAGGACATCGATGTCGAGATCCGGGAAGGCCGCGAAGGCGACGGCCCGCTGACACTTTATCCGGAGCAGGTCCTTCAGGAAAATGACGGGGCTGAACTGGTCCGGCCTCTACCGCGCGGTGTGGATGGTGAAGTTGTGCCAGGCCCCAGCATTGAGACCCCGGTCATTCGGTTCACCTCGACCAATGCTGCGCGCGCTTCTGTCATTCTCGGCTTTCCAGGGGGGCTGTTTTCAATCGACGATAAAGGGCGTTTGAATGGCTATAGCGTCTCCGTTCGGATAAGGGCGCGGCTGAACGGGGTCGGCGTCTGGACTGACGTCGTGACACTGAACGTGAATGCGGCAAAGCAGGAAAGTTTCCTGCGTCAGCATAGCTGGGCTTTGCCAACCCGTGGCCGTTGGCAGATCGAAGTGACCCGTCTTTCTGAGGACAACCTCAGCACGCAGGTATCTGACAAGGTCGTGCTGTCCGCCGTCCAGTCGGTCCGACCCGAATATCCGATCAACCTTGATAAGCCGGTTGCCTTCGCAGCGATCCGCGTGCGCGCAACCTATCAACTCAGCGGGCCTCTCAATGCGTTCAACGCGCTGATCGAGCGGGAGGCACAGGTGCGCGTCGATGATGAATGGGTGCTGGGGTACGGCAGAACACCGGCGACAGCCTATCTGGCAGCGCTCACGGGCCCACAGAACCCCTATCCGGCATCGACCGCAGAGATCGATATGGATCAGATCGCCGATTGGCACGACTGGTGTGTCTCGAAAGGCCTGAAATACGATCGTGTTCATGACACGCAGGAAGCCCTGGGCGAGATGCTCAACGCGATCTGTGCTGCTGGCCGCGCGACGCCCCACCATGATGGCATCAAATGGGGTGTCGTGATCGACCGGCCAGAGACGTTGGTCATCGACCACATCAACCCGCGCAATAGTGATCAGTTCGAATGGTCCCGATCTTACTTCGATGCACCGGACGGCATGCGGATCACGTTCTTGGATGAAACCAACGACTATGTGCAAGCCGAGCGCATTGTGCCTTGGCCTGGTCACGAAGGCCCGATCAATCTGACAGAAGCGATTGAGCTGCCCGGCAAGACCGATCCCGATGAAATCTGGATTGAAGCGCGCCGCCGGATGTACGAGCTGCAATATCGGGCAGACAGCTTCTCTGCCATGCAGTCCGGCCGTGCCCGCGTTGTCACGCGTGGGGATCTGGTGATGGGCAGCTTTGACGTGCTCAGCCGGACACTGGTGGCGGCACGTGTCACCTCCGTCACTGGCAATCTGGTCGAGATCGATGAGGAGGTCTTGGCGGGTGAGAACTTTGGGGTTCGGTTCCGGACGTTTGCTGATCCGGAAGACGTGATCGGGGCCTCCGTTGTAAGACCTATCGCTAATTCATCCGAGCCTTCCGATGCTTTGTTGCTGACCGGTGCCGGGCCTTTGCCAAGTGTTGGTGAGGCCATACACATCGGCCCAATCGCGACGGAAAGTCTCGCCTTGCGGGTGAGAGGCATAGAGGCCGCGGAAGACTTCCAGGCGCGCATCCTGATGGTCGCCGCAGCGCCGGAAATCGACACTCTGACAGATGCTGAAGAGCCACCCACATGGGACGGCCGTGTTGGTGCAGAGGTTGACTTGGCAGCTGCGGTCCCGGCGGTTCCGGTGTTCGTCTCGATCGCCAGTGGCGTTGCCGGGACGGGGGATCCGGATGGCCTCGAAGTTATCCTTCGCCCTGGAACCGGCTCGACGGCTGGCGTCACGGAGTTCGAGCTGGATCATCGCCTTCAGGGGGCCAGCACTTGGACAACGGTCGTCATTCCAGCAGCTTCAGCTGGCGCGTCCCTGGACGTCTATTCAGCCACAGATCAGGTTGAGCTCCGCGGGCGTGCCTTGGCTTCGACCACGCCGGGAGACTACACCGACATCGCGTCGATCACAGTGGGTGGCAACGATCCTGCGATCCCACCGGCCCTAGCTAACGATGCCGTCACCGTGATGGGCGTGCTTGGCTACGCAACGCTGACAATATCTGTACCAACTGCGGGTGCACCATCCCAAATTCAGATCTACCGCGTCCCTGCGGGCAATCCTCTGGACCGTGAGACCCATGCAGTTGGCTTGCCAATCCTCGTCGCTGCTGGCTCAACAGTTTCCTACGTCGATGGCGACGGCACACGCACCAACCTCATCACTGACAGCGCTTTCAATTCTGGTGCGGCTTGGACGCCGGGAGATGGCTGGACGATCGCAGATGGTGTAGCGACCCACGTCCCTGGCACGGCCGGGGCGCTCTCTCAGGCGCTGAGCCTGGACGCAGGCAAAACGTATCGCACGGCCTTCACCGTCACTGATTTCGTTGCCGGTACAGTCACCCCGCGCCTGACCGGTGGTACTGACGTGGGTGGCGTTGCCGTCGCCTCGGCGGGGTTGGTCCTAGGCCGTTTGGCTGCGGTCAGTGGCAACACAGAATTCGCAATCGACGCGGCCTCAGCCTTCGACGGCGCGATCGATGACCTGATTGTATTTCTTGAAACAGCCACATGCGTCGATGCCGGGGCTTGGGACTATTGGGTCGAGCCACAGAATGACGAAAACATCGCGGGGCCGGTATCCGGTCCTTTCGAAACAACCATCTTCTAGGAGGTCGAAATGTCTGAGAACGGCGTAAAAACCAACACTTTGTTCAAAGCAGGGATGCTCGATGAGGTCATCGGCAATCGCGACGGGAATACTGCAGTAGCTAGTATTTTTGTACTGTCTCAGCAGTTGCTTGGTGCTGGACCTCTGGCTGACGCCATTGCTTCTGGAAGAGACGCGGCGGTTTTAGGTGGGGTGATATATTCGGACGAAGCGACGGGACGTGCAGCCGTTGCTGACGGTGCCTATTACACCGCTGAAAGCGCTGTGACAGGTGGGTATTTAGACCTGTTCAGGCGTGTTGATGCATCTAGTTCGACGTTCGTTGACACCTACCCAAATAAGACAGCGATTGATGCCGCACTTGCGTCAACAGGTCTCATACAAAAAGCTGCCGATGCCGGGGATTTCGCACTCACGAATGTCACCGCCGCAGTGACAAGCAACCGCCTGCAACTGACCCTTGCATCTGGATATGGCTGGGCATTGGCTGACGAGGCCTATAACCGCGTCACATTCAAGCGTGAGGCCGCGCCCAATGGCACCTATGTTCGGTTTGTTACGCTGGGATACCTGGCAGACGGCACCACAATGCTTGTTCTGGATTTGGTGACATCATTCGGGCGTGTATTCTCTCTGACCAGTGGCGGCACGCTTGCCACTTATTCCCCCGATATTCCTATCGGGGGTCAAACAGCGATCACCGACACAGACAGCGTTCAGATCACTCTCCGCGATGGCTTTTACATCTTTGAGATTGATCGCGGCACGACTGGCACATTCGTGCCATGGTTGCCATCGTTCCGGGTTGCCGACTTGGTCGAGACGCCCCGTCTTGGTTTCGCGCTTATCACAACAGGCACGCGAACTGTTGCGTCAGACACACTTCTGGCAGCGGCAGGGTATGAAGGCCTCAAGGCGCAGACCGAGGACAACGCAACCAACAGCGCGGCCGTGGCCTTGGGAGCGGCGCGTGGTCTGACAGCTGGCGATATTGCTTTCAGTCGCGGAGAAACAGCACGGGTCGTAAACGAAACGGTCCGTCTTGGTCGAGGTGGCGACGGCATTATTCCGACAGTGATGCTCGACCCAAACATCAAGCGGGTCGAGTTCAAAGCTGGTTCAGGTACGTTCTATGGTTTGGTTGTCGGCTACAACAGCGGCGACGGCAATGTGACGATGATGGGGCTTTCAAGCCTTGTCGGCACAGTCTTTGATTGCTCGGCCACCACGACACTTTTGAACCAGACTGCCGTTGGTTCCGTTGGCGTTATCCGGTGGGAGGATATCCCCGCGCGTGTGGCAATCAACGACGATATCAGAGCGACAATCGAGGACGATGATATTGTCCTTTTCGAGTACAAGCGAGCTGCTGCCTCTCTGACAGCCAAGATTGATCCGGAGGCCACGTTCACAGGGTCGATTACGCCCAATGGCACGACCAACGGCACGTTGACGGTTTCCGACGCGGGCACGGCTGTTCTGGCGGTCGGTTCGATTGTGACCGGGCAGGGTATCTTTGCTGGAACCCGGATCACGGCACTCGGCACCGGGACAGGCGGCGTCGGGACCTATACCGTCAACATCGCGCAAAGCGTGACCAGCCGTGAAATGACTGTGCCGCCTTTGCTCACCGTCTCGGCCATCAGCACGGGCAGCATTGGCGTCGGGTCCGTGATCGCAACGGGTGCCGCTGCGGATACGACCGTAACAGCGTTGGGATCTGGTATCGGCGGCACAGGTACATATTCGGTTGATATAAGCCAAACGGTTTCAAGCACGGCAATGACAACCGAGGCGCAAAGTGACTATTTGAATGGTTGGCGGCTCAATCGCAAAATGGAATGGGCAACCACAGCCGTTAATCTGACAGGCTGGGATGTAGGCTTGCAGCTTGGCTTCGCACATCTTGCGGGCGGCACCGCTGTCGAGGTGGCGCGAAATGTCAAAGTGTCCCGCCTAAAAGACGTGGCAATTAACGGATACAACCGCCAAGGGATTGATTGGCAAATCGCATCCGTTGGCCGTGATGAAATGCGTGGCCATCCTTGGCAGGGGAAGAAGGCGCTTTTCGTCGGGGATAGCATCACGGCAGCGGATATATATTATCGGGACGGCGCTCCATCTGTAGCCGCCCGCAGGCTGCAACTGGCCCAGATCTACAACCGTGGCTATGGTGGCAACACGCTGGTGCAGCTCTACAGTCGGATTGAGGATTACGAGACTGACGCCGATCTGATCGTCGTGGATGCGGGGGTGAATGACTACCTGCTGACGCCGTTCGCCAACAGCGGCACACCTTTCGCGCAAACTCCGATCGGTACGCCGGGGGTCAATGCGCTTGTGACGGGCACGGGGTCAATCTCTGGGAACACCTTGACGGTTTCTGCTGGCGGGCCTTTCCAGGTTGGCGATTTCATCGTCGGCAAGGGTATCCGCGCTCTGACCAAAATTACGGCGGGCAGCGCGGGTTCATGGACCGTTGACGGGGCTGCTCAAACCGTTGCCAGCACGGCTATCAGCGCGGTCCGCGATACCAGCAGTGCGATCCTGTCCCTGCTCGATGAACTCGGCAAACGCAACCGAAAGGCGATGATCCACGTCTTCAGCCCGACGCGGATTTACGGCTACACAATGGGGGGAAGTCGAGACTTCGATGATGGCACGCTGGGGGCCACACCGCTTGTCGATTATGCGGATGCCGTCCTTGCCGCAGGCGCTGTGTTCGGATGCCCGACGCACGATTTCTATCGCCATGGCCCGCGCAACCGGTGGAACATGCAGGAGCATTCATATGACGGCCTGCACCCTAACGCGGCTGGTCATTTCTACAAAGGTCACATGATGGCTGGACGGATCAGTGGGTAATCTTTCGTTTTATTGAGGATTAGTAGCTGGCACTCACATCCTCATCAGCACGTTACTTTTGGCCAGCAAAAAAACCGTTCCCAACCTGTGCTAGGAGTATCTGGTGTATCGTGCTTTGGTTGCCTCGCAAAAAGCGCTGACAAATAAGCTTCGTTTTTCTGCCAACATTTTCTTCGCGCTACACTATCTCCGGTAGCTCTCATCACCTCTGTCTCCCGTCGAGAACGAAGATTAGCCTGCTTGGGTATCGATCACGCTGGGGCGGAAACGGGGGCAATAATACCACCACCGGATGGGCCAAGTGCTTACGCTATTCATCTAAAGTGAAGTGGCTGGGATGGTAGGATTCGAACCTACGGTACACTGTACCAAAAACAGTTGCCTTACCACTTGGCTACATCCCAACGTGTGGGCGTAATTAGTCCGGAGTGCGGGGGGGTGCAATACCTTTCTGGAGAAAAAGTGGGGAGAATCTCGGAATTTATTCTTGAGCCGTGTTTGGGGCAGAGCAGGCTGTGTTCTATTGGGGAGGATCAGCGGGGTCGCTCGGCCGCAGGGGGCCTATTGCCGCTGTATGTCTTGCTGCTGATATCGTGCATCCGAGCTAACACGTGATTGCGCGAAAGGGGGGACGTGGGGGCGCACCGCCGCCGTCCTCCCTCGCTTCAACGGGGCGGTATGTGTCGCGTGCTAGGGCTGTCAGCCTTCGCAGTTGATCAAGATCGCACCGGCGCGGGCACCGGCTTCGACGGCTTCATGGGCTTTGACCGTGTCTGACAGTGCGAATGTCTGCTCGACCGGGCAGTGCAGCGCACCTTCGGCCAAGGCTTGATGGGTTTTCTTGATCGCGAGGGCACGTTCGGCCTCGGTCAGCAGGTAGACGAGGATGATGTCGATGGTCACCGCCTTAAAGAGCAGGGGCAGGAAGGGGAGCGTCGGTTCCATCACCTTGGCAGAGCCATAGGCCGCGATGCGCCCGTTGGGTTTGATCACTTCGGCATCCAGCGCGATATTGGCCCCGAATTCGACCTCGATGATCTGGTCG